TCCTGTTGTAGTGTTTACTAAAAACTTTGAGAATGACTATGCCTGTTTAGAATTTGAGGACTTTATGAATTTATTATTAACCATACAACAACTACAAGATGAAATTAACACTAAAAAAGATAGCTGAAATAATCAAAGAATACAAACAAACTGACGTATTTGATGGTAACAGCTTAAATAAACAACTAAAAGAATTAACTGCCTATCTATATTATATAGAAACTATTAGAACAGAAGCACATCAAAACTATGAAAAGGTTATACACGATAGAGTTAAAGAGGGTTTTTCTGTAGCTAGAGCTACTAATGAGGCTAATGTAGAAGTCCCAGAGATGTATAAACTTAGAAGATTATTAGAGTCTGGCTATAGAGTAGTTGACGCTATGAGAACCAATATAAGTTTCTTAAAATCTGAAATGTATAATGTCACAAAAGAGTATTGATGAATATTACTAACGAAGATAATATGGAGCTAATGGCAAGGTATGAAGATAATTACTTTGACCTTGCTATTGTAGACCCTCCTTATGGTATTGAACGTTTTAAAGCTAAAGATGGTGGTAACAGTAAAAAAATTAAATGTTTTGGCGATAAAGCGAAAAAGTGGAATAATACAAAACCACTTCAAGAGTATTGGGATGAACTTTTTAGGGTTTCAAAAAATCAAATTGTTTGGGGTGCTAATAATTTCACACTCCCCGAAAGTGAATACTTTTGTATTTGGAATAAAAAACAAACATTAGATAATTTTGCAACTGCTGAATACGCTTGGGTTAGTATGGGGTTAAAAAAACCTGCTAAAATGTTTGATTATTCAATTCATAAACATAATCACACAGATAAAATACATCCAACAGAAAAACCTGTAAAACTTTACGAATGGCTTTTAATGAAATATGCAAAAGAGGGCGATAAAATATTAGATACACATTTAGGAAGTGGAAGTATTGCAATTGCTTGTCATAATTTAGGATATGACTTAACAGCTTGTGAATTAGATAAGGAATACTACGACAAAGCAATGAAAAGAATTAACCAACATAAACAACAATTAACAATGTTTTAAATGGACAAAAAGCTAATTAAGAAAATAGAAAACTTTATATTTTGGATAGGTAGAGAATACAAAGTTGTAGAGTTAGAGGACTTTAAACAAGACATTTTTATAATACTACTTAACAAGGGTGAAGATTTTATTATTCAATTAGACAAAGAAAACAGCATAAAAAAATATGTTTATAAACTTTGCCTCTATCAAATAATTAGCGAGCGTGGACAATACAGAACGAAATACTATTTACCTAGTCAATTTAGTAGTATAGAAGACATAGAAACTTACTCTAATAGTTGTTTTAAAGATGAGGTACTAAAAGACTTAATAAATTCTTTAGATGGTTTAGATAAAATAATGATGGAACAATTATTGATTTGTAGTGGAAATAGAAACTGTTTAGCTGAAAAAAGCGACATTCATAGGAATACAATACAATATAAGTTTAAAGAATTAGCAAACAAGATAAAACAAAAATGGACATTAAATGAATTCTATAGTTAGTATATTAGTAATAATTACCATAGCTACTACATGGGTTGACTATGCTAGACCTTTGATTGATAAATGGGACTACAAGCCTTTTAATTGTAGTTTCTGCCTTACCTTCTGGCTATCATTAATTTATTTTTTAATAACTTTAGACCCAATAATATTAATAACGCCGTTAATTTTACGTATAATTGAAAGACGATTACTATGACAATAGAAAAAACCATCAAACTATATAATAAAACAAGTGCCTTTCCAGGCTCTGTAGACATATCCTTTTTAAGAAACAACTTAGAACCAATACTAAAAGAATTACATCCAGACATGAAAGTGAGTTGGGCTTGCAATAGTTGTGTTAAATCTCAAATGCAAATCTTATTTAATTGGCTTACTGAAAAAGAAGCTAAGGAAGTTAAACAAGTAAAAAAGAAAAAGAATGTTAGACGAAAGAGACCTACTAAAAAGTGATTTTAGCTATGGTTATTATATAGATGACGAGGGGTTATATTTCTACTCAGAAATGAATGGCGAAATATACGAGTGTTTTGACATTAATGGAGTAGCCTCTACAACTTTTGATTTTGAAGCAGATTATAGAATTTTAGAATTAGCATATATACACGAGGAAAATGGATTGGATGACGAAGAAGACTTTTAAAAAGGAAATGTTAAAAAGAAGATTGACATATAATAATAAAAGAGTTTATATAAAATCACTAGATAGTAAGTTGGCAATAGTTAGCCATACTGAGGAAGGTAATTATAAACAATTTAAAGTTAATATTGAGGACCTAGTAGAGTTTAAATGAAACTAACACCTAAAGAAATAAAAGAGCAAAAAGCTAAGTTTGGTAGTAAAGCAGTAAATTACTTTATTAGGTTTATGGAAATGAGAGAAAGATGTAAAAATCTTCCTGACTATTTTATAAAACAAGTCATTGAAAATAGTGACGACCCTAAAGAGTTTAGAACTTTTAATATAGGTAATATGAGAAACTATAAAAGAAAGCTAGAAAACACATTTTTAAAGAAAGGTAATAATGACTAAAAATAGAGGTTTATATTTAATGAGATACAATACTACTAATATAAAATATTTTAAAGTATTAAATGAAAAGAATAATTTTTATTGTATAGAAAATAAACCAGATAAAGAACATAGATGGAGTAAGATTGGTTTTAAGTTTGGTAGGACTAGCAATATAGAAAAAAGACTTGAATATTTTAAAAACAATAAAGAGGGAATACAATATAACTTAATAAAATTTTTTCCTTGCAATAAAGAAAAGATAAGGGAGTTTAATTTAGCTGGTACGTTAAGGTGTTTATGTGATGAGTGGTTTAGGTGGGAAAGTTCAATACTAGAACATATACCAAATGAATATATAAAACTAAAAGACATATACAATGAGGTCAATTTATATGCTAATGGTAAAATGATAAAAGATTATAGATTATATGGTAATCATAGATTTGAATTAAATGACAAATAAACTAACACCTAAACAAAGTAAATTCGCTGAGGAGTATGTCAACACTGGCAATGCGTCAGAGGCTTATAGACGTGCTTATGATGTTGGTGCTGACACTAAGTTAGAGACTATAGCAACTAAAGCTAGTCATCTCTTAGCTCAGTACAATATAAGTACAAGGGTGCAAGAATTGAAAACAAAAGAAGCAGAAGCCTTCCAAATAACACGTAAGGAAGTAGCAGACGGCTATTTTAAGATGATTAAATCTTGGGAGTATCTAATGGACCTAGCAGCAAAAGAAAACCTAACAAAAGAGCAGAAAGCTAAATTCTATTTACTTAAAGAAATGGTCAAGGGTTCTGACTATAGGGGTGCTTATGATTCTATTGCAAAGATGTTTGGACTAAATGCACCAGACAAACAGGAGATTGAATCTACAGTCAATAATATAAACATTAATATTAAGCGTGGAAGCGACTGAAATATTTGAGCGTAACTATGACAGTCAGTCTAAAATCGTAATAAATAGAGGAGGGACTAGAAGTTCTAAAACCTGGTCCTTAAATCAATTATGTGCTTTATGGCTAATTAGTGGCAACTATGGGTCTGATAAGTACTGTCATGAGGGTGTTTGGACTACAGTAAGGAAATATAGGACTAATCTAGATGGAACAGTAATTAGAGACTTTGAGGACATTCTAAAGGCTGAGGGTTGGTATAGTGGAATAGATCACAACAAAACTAAGAAACAGTATAGATATGGTAAAAGGTTAGTCGAGTTTATTGGTGCAGATGACGAACAAAAGCTAAGAGGTGCAAAAAGAAATATATTATATTGTAATGAAGCCAACGAATTAGAATACAAACAAGAGTTTTTCCAATTACTAATGAGGACCGAGAATAAAATCTTTCTAGACTTTAACCCAGACGATGAGCAGATTTGGATTAATCAGGAGTTAGAAATAAAACGTTCTAATGAAGTTGGAGACGTTGAAGTAATAGTAAGCAACTATAAGAATAATGCGTTTCTTCCTAAGTCCCTAATAAAAGAAATAGAATATCTACAACAAACAGACAAAGAGTTCTGGAAGATTTACGGTCTTGGTGAATATGGAAATATAAGTGGATTAATATACGAGAATGTTAAGTATGTTGATACTATGCCAGACTGTAAGTTAGTGGCTTATGGTTTAGACTTTGGATATAGTATAGACCCCTCAGCATGTGTAGCTGTTTACAAACGAGATGACGAACTATATTTAAAAGAAATACTCTACCAAAGAGAATTAACTAACCAGGACTTAGCTGAGGCTTTACTTCCTATAGTTGGCAGAGATGAGGTTATATGTGACTCAGCAGAGCCTAAAAGTATAGAAGAAATATATAGACTAGGACTAAACGCTAAGCCAGCTACAAAAGGAAGAGACAGTATTCTAAACGGAATAGATATTCTAAAACGATATAAAATTAA